CGTTGGGCTAATAAAAAATTAAAAGAGTTAGATGCGTAGGTTTAAGAAATTCTTTACACCAAGTAGAACAAGTCCAAAGGGTGGGCGCAGAGCGTGTTTATGCAAGGATAACACCTACTCTATAAAGTGCTGTGATGGTAGTTTAAGAGCGCAAGGGATTGGTAGTACAGTCGGACAAGAAACAACACCGCCAGAAGGTAGCTACGGATATAAAATACAACGCTGTGGGCATAGCCAACAAAAACACGTTTGGAACGGAGAAGAACTAACAATAGGTAATGTATATTATTTTGATTTAGTACACGATGGACACGATGGGTGCTATACTGTTTTGAACAGAGATGATGAAACAAGTGGCTTTGAATGGCAAAGCGTTACTGCTTATGATAATTGTACAACTTGTGAAAATGCTAACTAAAAATGCAAAATTAATTTTTAACCCTTATATATTAATATGAACACGAACGATATGATCGAGAAAATCAAAGACGTTCTTAATTTGTCCGAAGAGGTCAAGTTGGAACAACAGACTTTAGAAAACGGTGCTGTTTTGGAAGCAGAAGCTTTTGAAGCTGGCAAAGAAGTATTTATTGTTACCGAAGATGAAAAGGTAGCAGTACCAATCGGTGAGTATGAACTTGAAGATGGTAAAATACTTGTAGTAGCAGAAGAAGGTCTTATTGCTGAAATCAAAGAAGCTGGAGAAGAAGCTCCAGAAGAAGAAGTTGAAGCAGAAGAAGATGTAGTCCTGGAAGAAGAAAAGGAAGAAATGGGCTATGCTACTAAAGAAGAACTAGCAGAAGTAAAAGAAATGATTGAAGAAATCAAAGCGATGCTAGAGCCAAAAGAAGAGATGAGTGCTGATGAGCTTGGAAATCTTATGACAGAGGAACTTGCGAAGCATGAAAAAGTTGAGTTGAGTGAATCCGCAGAGGATTTAGAAGCTGAACTTAATGAGCCAGCAGCCGAGCCAATCAAAGCAAATCCAGAAGCTAAAGAAAACAAAACAAATTTCAAGTTTGCATCAAAAAGAAAAATGAGCACACTTGACAGAGTAATGAGTAAAATTATAAACAACTAAAACTAAAATAAAATGCCAAATCCAACAATTACTGGTTCTTCATACGCTGGAGAATTTGCTGGGAAGTATCTAGGTGCTGCCCTTTTATCTGCTTCAACATTAGATGCTGGAGCTGTATCAATCTTACCAAACGTAAAGTTTAAAGCAGCAATGAAAGTGGGAGCTTTCGCTGACATTGTACGTTCTGCTGATTGTGATTTTGATTCAAGTACTTCAACTCTAACATTAACAGAGAAAGTATTAACACCAACTGAACTGCAAGTAAACTTACAAATCTGTAAGAAAGAATTACATTCAGATTGGGAAGCTGCTCAAATGGGCTTTTCTGCTTTTGATAGCTTACCTCCATTATTTTCTGACTATGTAATCTCAAGAGTTGCTGCTGAAGTTGCTCAAGCTACTGAAAACTCAATCTGGAGTGGTGCTGCTGGAGAAGGAACTTTTGATGGTTTCTCTACTTTATTAGCTGCGGATGCAACTGTTGTAGATGTAACTGGAACAACAGTAACTTCTGCTAACGTAATTGCAGAGCTTGGAAAGATAGTAGATGCTGCTAACGCTGCTGTACTAGGAAAAGAAGATTTAACTCTTTACGTTTCTAACAACATCGCAAGAGCTTACATCAGAGCTTTAGGTGGTTTCGCTACTAACATCGGAGCAAATGGTGTTGATAATAAAGGAACTACTTGGTACAACGGAGGAGCTTTAACTTTCGAAGGTATCAATATCTTTGTAGCTCAAGGTCTTGGAGACAATAAGGCTGTACTTGCTCAAAAATCTAACTTATTCTTTGGTACTGGACTGTTAAATGACAGAAACGAAGTTAAGGTTATTGACATGAGCGACATAGACGGAAGTCAAAACGTAAGAGTTGTCATGAGATATACTGCTGGTGTTCAGACAGGAATCGGATCAGACATCGTATATTACGCTTAATAAATTAACTAATCAATATAAAGAGGGTGGGTAAAATTGCCTACCCTTTTTTATTATAAAACTTTAAAATTATGGCATGTGCAGTAACAAGCGGTCGTTCATTACCTTGTAAGAACAGCGTTGGCGGACTCAAGACTATTTACATTCTTGATTATGACCCAACGATTGCAGCTCTTTCTGATTCATCTGGAACAATTGATTTAACAACTGGAGGAGATTTCTTCAAGTTTGATATCAAAGGTAACAGTTCTTTAGAAACAGCAGTAAACAGTTCACGTGAGAATGGAACGACTTTTTATGAAACAACTTTAAATATTACTTTTACTTTCCTAGATGTAGCAACTCAAGAGCAAATCAAACTTTTGAATGCTGGTAGAGCTCACTATGTAGTAGAAGATTACAATGGAAATCAACTGTTAATCGGACATAAGAACGGTGCAGAGATTACTGGAGGCACTATCGTAAGCGGTGCAGCAATGGGAGACCTTTCTGGGTTTACTTTAGTTGCAACAGCTCAAGAAGTAGCTCCACCTTACTTTGTAACTAACTTACAAGAGGATGCAACACAGATTGATCCAGACGCATAAATCTGAAGGGATTTAAAGAATTAAGGGTTATCTTTACGGATAGCCCTTTTTTTATTACTTATCAATACAAAATATTTCTTTTTTGTTTATATATTAATATGAAGTTAATTGGAACAAATGGAAGTAAGTCTTATAAGATAATTCCAAGAGAATACATTACTGGCAGCATCACTGTAAATTTATTGAGTGAAAGCACTGGTACAAACATAAGCATAACTCCAACAGCTTCAACTGATAGGAATTATTCTATATTTACAGCAGACTTCGGAACGCTAACAGAAGGAGATTTCTATACGTTAGAAGTAAAAAACGGAAGCTCTGTTATATATAAAGACAGAGTATTTTGCACAGACCAAACAATTAATCAATCCAACAATGACTATTACTCTGTAAATAATGGAGAGTATGTCCAGGAGGATAGTTATGACAACGATTACATAATATTATGAACGATTTAAGAGTAGTTAATTTAAGCACTTATACAAGTCCAGAGATTGTTGAGAAATCAAACAAAGACTGGGTTGCGTATGGTAGCGACAATAATTATTTCCAGTATCTTATAGACAGATACAATGGAAGCCCAACTAACAATGCCATTATCAACGGAGTATCTGAAATGATATACGGAAAGGGATTGGATGCTTTAGATTCAAATAGAAAGCCAGAGCAGTATGCAAAGATGATCACTTTATTTCATAAAGATTGTGTTCGTAAATTATGCTACGATTTGAAGCTTATGGGACAGTGCTCCATGCAAGTAATATACTCAAAGGACAGAAAAACTGTTGCAAGAGTAGAGCATATTCCTGTTGAGAATTTAAGAGCAGAGAAGTGCAATGAGGATGGAGATATCGAAGCTTACTATTATTCAGATGATTGGAGCAAGGTTAAGAAAGTAGAGGATTGCACAAGAATACCAGCTTTTGGCTATTCAAAGGAAGCAATAGAGATAGTATATGTTAAGCCTTACAGAGCTGGATACAAATACTATTCTTCTCCAGATTATCAAGGTGGACTTCAATACGCAGAGCTTGAGGAGGAAATAAGCAACTATCATCTCAATAACATACTTAACGGACTCGCTCCGAGTATGCTCATTAATTTTAACAATGGTACACCTAACGCTGAAGAGCGACAAATGTTAGAAAACCGTATTTATTCTAAATTTTCTGGTAGTTCTAACGCTGGTAAATTCATCCTTGCGTTTAACGATAATCCAGAAAGTGCAGCTACAATAGAGCCAATTCAATTAAGCGATGCTCACAATCAGTATCAGTTTTTATCAGACGAGAGTGGTAAAAAAATAATGGTAGCACATAGAATCGTAAGCCCAATGCTTCTAGGAATTAAGGACAGCAGTGGACTTGGAAACAATGCAGACGAATTAAAGACTGCTTCAACGTTAATGGATAACACTGTTATCAGACCATTTCAGACACTTTTAATTGATGCCTTTGATTCTATACTAGCTTACAACA